TTATCTACTAAAGAACTCTTGTCTTGCATTGTTTCCATTTTATTATCCTTATTATACTCATAAGAAGTTTCTAAGCCTCTATCTTTCAGGTCATCTTTAGAATCATCGACAACGGTTTTTTCAACTATAGGTTTTTTATTGTCTATATTATTTAGCGCCTCTAATACATTTATTGTATTTGCTACTATCCCCTTCTTTTTCTTGCTATCCTTTTTATATATTTTTGATTTATTATTAATATCCTTTAAATAGTTTAAATTTTGATTGATATCCGATTGTTTATTCACGGTATCATAGTATTGAAAGAGTATATCGCTTGTACTCTTATAATACTCTATTTCATCTAATTTATTTAACTCATATAATTTTGATTTGATATCTAATATTTCTTCTCCTAATTCTATATTACTGAACCATAATTTACTACTTGTCTCTTTATCACTGGTATTCTTTATAGTATTTAATATATCATTTTTCTGCTCTTCACAGTATCTCAATTTATTCTCGTAATTTTCTCCTCTAATAGTATAAAGAATATAGCGTAAATGGGTGGTGGTCTTCTTCAATTAGTAGCTTATGGTGCTCAGGATGTTTATTTAACTGGTAATCCTCAAATTACCTTTTTTAAAGTAGTTTATCGTCGTCATACTAACTTCGCTATGGAAGCTATACAGCAGACATTTAATGGAAATGTTGGATATGGAAACACAATAACCTGTCAAATATCGCGCAATGGTGATTTAATTAATCGCATGTATTTACAAGTAGATGTGCCCAAGAAAACTAGCACTGTTGCTACTGATTCATATGTTAACTACTTAGGTCTACGCTTAATAAAATCCGTAGTAGTAGAAATTGGTGGTCAACAAATAGATAAACATTATTCCGATTGGTTATACATATGGAATGAGTTATCTTTACCTATGGGCAAAAGATATGCTTATGATACTATGGTCGGTGCGGATAAAGATATAACAACTAATAAAAATACTACATTATATATACCATTTGAATTCTGGTTTTGCCGTAATGTAGGTTTAGCACTTCCTTTAATTGCTCTTCAATATCACGAAGTTAAAGTAAAAATTGAATTTGAAACAAAAGTAAATTGTTTACTGGCTAGCTCTGTTTCTGCAGCTGCCGCCGCTACTTCTGCAGCTGCCTTTCCTGAAATAAATTCCGCCTCATTATGGATAGACTATATATTCTTAGATACAGATGAACGTAGAAGATTTGCTCAATTATCTCATGAATATTTAATAGAACAACTTCAATTTACTGGTACTGAATCTCTTGTAAATAAAAGTAACCGTATTAAATTAAACTTCAATCATCCCTGCAAAGAATTAATCTGGGTAGCAAAAAGTTCTGGAACACACAAAAATGCAAGATGGTACGATTATAATCTAGCGAAAACTGCTATAGCTGATAATACCGCGCCGTTTTTAATAAGTGGCACTTCATCATATTCATATAGTAGTAATTATATTCATCAAGTTACACCGACTGCTGATAATTACAATAATCCTTTCATAACCTCTATTTTACAATTAAATGGCAATGACCGTTTTGCAGTAAGAGAAGGATTATACTTCACACACGTTCAACCTTATCAACATCATACTAATGTTCCCGTTAATAATCCTATCAATGTATACTCGTTTGCTCTTAAACCTGAGGACCATCAACCAAGTGGCACTCTCAATATGTCTCGTATAGACACTGCTACTTTAATGGTTGAAGTTCAAGATCTTTCTGCTACCGGTGTAGGTATGCCTAGTGGTCTTCTTCAATTAGTAGCTTATGGTGCTCAGGATGTTTATTTAACCGGTAATCCTCAAATTACCTTTTTCAAAGTAGTTTATCGTCGTCATACTAACTTCGCTATTGAAGCCATTCAACAAACTTTTAACGGAACTCCTACTTTCGGCAATCGTGTTACTTGTCAAATATCAAGAAATGGCGATTTAATACATCGCGTATATTTATCTATTATTGATTATACTTCTGGTGATACTACTGCTGAAACGGTTTGTCCTTATTTCGGTCTTCGCTTAATTAATTATGTAGAAATTGAAATAGGTGGTCAAAAAATAGATAAACATTATTCTCACTGGATGTATATATGGAATGAACTTTCATTACCTAAATCTAAAAAAGAAGCTTATAAAAAAATGGTTGGTTCTAATAATACCATCGCCAGATTACAAAATGCCAATCTCTATATACCTTTAGAATTCTGGTTTTGCCGCAATGTAGGTCTAGCGCTTCCTTTAATTGCTCTACAATATCATGAAGTTAAGATAAATATTTTATTCGAAGAAAAAAATAAATGCCAAGGTTCGACTTCAGCTATAAAAGAACTATCATCTGTAAATTTATGGGTCGATTACATATTTTTAGATACTGATGAACGCAGAAGATTTGCTCAATTATCACATGAATATTTAATAGAACAATTACAATTTACTGGTGCTGAAACTGTAAATGCCGCAAGCATGAAACCAAAACTATCATTTAATCATCCGTGCAAAGAATTAGTCTGGGTTTCTACATGCGACCATAATGCAGACCAACAACATATAAAAAATAATAATTGGGTAAATTATTCTACTACTGCAAACTCTTATGCTTCTGATGGTAAATTATATGCAGAAACCAGTGCAGTTTCTTCAACAAACCCTGTTGTATCCGCTAAACTCGTATTAAATGGCAATGATCGCTTTTCATCAAGACCTGGTTCTTATTTCAATTTAATACAACCTTATCAACATCACGAAAATATACCTTCAAACCCTGGTATTAATGTGTATTCATTCGCTCTAAAACCTGAAGAACATCAACCGAGCGGTACTCTCAATATGTCTCGTATTGATACTGCTGTTCTTAATATAGATATGAATGCTACATATGCCGGTACTCAATTCTCTAAAAATCTTCATGTATATGCTGTTAATTATAACGTATTATTTCTCCTCTAATAGTATAAAGAATATAGCGTAAATGGGTGGTGGTCTTCTTCAATTAGTAGCTTATGGTGCTCAGGATGTTTATTTAACTGGTAATCCTCAAATTACCTTTTTCAAAGTAGTTTATCGTCGTCATACTAACTTCGCTATTGAAGCTATTGAACAAACGGCAACAGGAGGTACTTCTCTAGGTTCGCGCGCAACTTTTCAACTAACCCGCAATGGTGATTTAATACACCGTATTTACTTTTACGGAAAAATAAAAAATAATTCAGATACCGTTGGTAACGCTAATAAAGTTGCATTAGTTCCTAATTTTGGACAAAAATTATTGAAAACTATTGAACTTGAAATTGGGGGTCAACGTATAGATAAACATTATTCTGAATGGTTATACATATGGAATGAGTTATCTCTTCCTATTGGCAAACGCGAAGGTTATTATAAGATGGTTGGTGCAAATAAAGATAATAATTGCACACAATTAATTGAATCTCAATCTTATGAATTATATGTTCCTTTAGAATTTTGGTTTTGTCGCAATGTAGGTCTAGCACTTCCTTTAATTGCTCTACAATATCACGAAGTTAAAATAAATATCGAATATGAAACTGCCGCTAACTTATTTGATAAAGACACTAAAAATACAACTTTTAATGATTCTTCAATAAAAAACAGTACTTACACCGTAAATAACATAAGTCTAGTAGACTCTAAATTATGGGTCGATTATATATTCTTAGATACTGATGAACGCAGAAGATTTGCTCAATTATCCCACGAATATTTAATTGAACAATTACAATTTACAGGAACTGATAATATAACTTCTTCTACCAATGACGATGGTATGAAAAGTATGCGTATGAATTTTAATCATCCTTGCAAAGAACTTGTATGGGCTATAAAAAAAAATGAAGACGGTGTATATTGGAATAACTTTTCTACTGCAACTCCATTATCGGGAGTTACTACAGCAACTGTAAATGATTATTATAATTCAACAAATCCAGTAAGGCAAGCTAAAATAATGCTTAACGGTAATGATCGTTTTGCGCAAAGAAAAGGAGAATATTTTTCTTTAGTCCAACCTTACCAACATCACGAAAATACTCCAGATGACTTCCATAAAGGCATAAATGTTTATTCATTCGCTCTAAAACCTGAAGAACATCAACCAAGTGGTACTCTTAATATGTCTCGTATAGATACCGCTGTTCTTTCATTATCCTCATCCATACCAGGAAATATCTACATATATGCCGTAAATTATAATGTATTACGTATATTATCTGGTATGGGTGGTCTCGCTTATTCTAATTAAATATATATGATATCTATGATATCTATGATATCCATAAAACAATATTCTTATTTTTCAA